AAGAAACGATTTAATCTTAGTTATGGAACAAACAAATTTGATACAGGGTTTGAATTTGCCAAAGAAGAAACAAGTGTTGATTTAATATTCTCATCAACACCTTTGGTTGGTTATGATGTAGGCGGCAAAGTTTATCCAACAATATTTAAAAGAACAGGTGATGTTGTTGGAACAGGTGAAGAAGCAATAGATCATAACATTAGAATCATGCAATCAAAACTTATTAGAAGTGTTTCATCTTATGAAATTAAAGATGGTAATTCAACACTTGCAACAAAAACTGAATATCCTTATGCAGGTCATTTCAATGATCCGTACACACCAACGATTGACATTAATTATGCAATCCCTTCATTATTGTATTATCAACCAACAAACATTAACAGTATTGATGTGAATCTGTTTACCCTGTATTGGATTCAATACATGTATGAAATCATTGACCAGGATTCACGTTTGCTGATTGCAAACTTCAGATTGAATGAACAGGACATTAATCAACTTGATTTTAGCAAGTTAATCTACATTCAAGGGGTGTTGTATAGGTTGAATAAAATCAATGATTACAATGCAACACAACGTGATACTTGCAAAGTTGAATTATTAAAAGTAATAAACAAAAATTATTAAGATATGGCACAGGTTGAAATAGGCGCAAAAGTCACGGTTGATGCAGGTAATGCAGCATCAAGAGTATTAGAATTGCAGCAATCAATTAAGCAATTAAATGAAGAATTTAAGAATACAAAGGACGGAACAGAAGAACAGAAACAAGCATTCTTGAATCTTCAACAAGCACAGAATGAATTGAAGAAAGCAAACAAAGAACTTGGAAATTCTTTGAATGAAACATCAGGTGAAGCAAAGCAAAGCAGTGGAAGTTTTAGTAATTTAAAAGAACAGTTAGGATCAATTTCACCTGCTGCTGGGGGTGCTGCAGATGGTGCAAATAAATTCAATGCAGCATTAAATATATTAAGGGCAAATCCTATTATTGCCATTATTGCAGTCCTTACTGCATTGATTGTTGCATTGGTTAACAAGTTTAAAGATATGGATGCAGCATCAGATAAAATGTCTGATGCAATGGGTGAATTAAGTTCAATATTTGACATGTTTATGAATGCAGTATTGACACCATTGATTGATGGGTTTGTAAAATTAATTGGATTTATAGTTCAGGCAGCGGAATTTATGGCTGATAAATTAGGGGTTAGTTCAAGAGAAACATCACAAAGATTAGGTGATTTAACAAAGGCAAATCGTGAACTTGATGAATCACAGAAAGCACAGGCGGAATCACTTGCAACATCAAACAGAAAATTGCAAGAAGCAAGGGAAATTGCAGGTGATGCAAACAGACCAATTAAAGAAAGAATTGCAGCATTAAGGGAAGCAGCAAAAGAAGAAAAGGCACAACTTGACCAGGTGACGGAATTTAACAGGCAGAAACTGAAAGTTCAACTTGAACAATTTGCCATAGAAATGGGTGCAAGGGATCAAGTAATAAGTAAGATTAAAGAAGGGACCATTGAATCATTGAAGGCAGCAAAGGCAGAATTGCTATCAATGAAGAATGTGAATGAAGACAAAGTTCAAGAATTATCAAAGTACATTATTGCTGCAGAAGAATCACAGGCACAATCTGCAAAAATCGGAAAGAAAACATCAACACAGATTGCAACACTTGAACGTGAAGATGCATCAAGACGTGCAGAAGTAGCAAAGGCAGCAGAAGATAAAAGAAGACAGAAGAATGAAAATGATGCTGCTTATGCGGTAAGAATGGAGAAATTAAAGCAAGCGGAAATTCTTTCAACCATTACAAACCAATATGAAAAAGAAAGAAAGATTGCAGAATTCAAATTGAAAGATGACATCAGGATTGCAGAAGAAGATTTCAAGAATAAGAAAATCACAAACAAACAAAAAGTTGCATTGATTGAGCAATTAAAGAAAGATGAAATTGCAAAAATAAATGAAATCAATGCAAAGCAGGAAGCGGACAATGTAAAGAAAGAAGAAGAAGCAAAAAAGATTGAAGAAGAAAAGAGAAAGAAACAAGAAGCGGACAAAATAAAAGAAGCAGAAGACAAAGTAAAGAAAGAAAAAGATGATGCAAAAACTAAACTTGATTTATTAAAAACACAGGCAGATGATGAAAAATTAAAGGCAAATGAAAAACGTGCATTGCTTGATCAGCAAAGGGCATTGAATCAAGAATATTATGACAAAGGATTAATTGACCAGGCAACATATTTAAAGAATAGTCAAGACATTGACAAGGCAGATACAGAAATTAAGAAGTCGGAAAATGAAGCAAAGAAGCAATTGCTTGATTCTTACCTGGGTGCATTGGACGGTGTGGCAAATGTTATAGGAAAACAGACAACAGCAGGCAAAGCAATTTCAGTTGCATCTGCATTAATCAGCACCTATGAAGGTATTGCAAAGGGTGTGAAACTTGGTTATCCGATGGCAATCCCTGCAGTAATTTCAGCAGCAACAACAGGTTTTGCAGCAGTTAAAAACATTCTTGCAGTTAAAGTTCCGAATGGTGGCGGTGGCGGTGGAACAGCACCTGCAGGTGTAACACCAAACCTTGGTTCAGCACCATTGGTTCCACGTGAACAAACAACAACAACATCACTTACCGGACAAACACTGGCATCAATGAATGCAACGGCAGCACGTGCTTATGTTGTTGAAACGGACATCACAAATGGTCAACAAAGAATGCAAAGAATTAACCGTGCTGCAAGGTTAGCATAAATGACACAAAACGGGTTTGTCCATATTTATTTAATATGGAAAAGAAAATCCCTACATATTTACTTATTATAGATGAAGAACTTTCATCAGAACTACAAGTGGACGCGGTGGCAATGGTCGACGCGCCTGCCATAGAACGTAATTTCCTACAGTTTAAAAATGAAACCGTTTCAGATTGTAACGGAAAGAAATTGTCTTTTGCTGTTAATGAAGACAAGCAAGAAATCTTCGGTCCAGCAATGCTTGCAGATGTTCCAATTTACAGAAACGATGGACAGTTGGGTGAATACAATGTTGTGTTTGATAAGGCAACAATTTACAAGATTGCACAGAAGTTTTTTGAAAAAGATTTCAATAAGAATTTCAATTTGATGCATGATCCTAATCAGAAGTGTACAGGTGTTTATGCGTTTCAATCTTACATTGTAGATTCTACAGAAGGCAGACCAGCACCCAAAGGATATGAAGATGCAAAGGACGGATCATGGTTTCTTGGGGTTAAGGTTAACAATGCAGAAGTTTGGTCAAAGATTAAGTCCGGTGAAATAAAAGGATTCAGTGTTGAAGGGGTGTTCGAGTACAAGAAACAAGAACTTACAGCAAATGAAAATGTAACCTGTTCAAATTGTAATCACAGTTGGAACACATCTGATTCAAAAGAAGCGGACAAATATGTGTGTCACAATTGTGGATTTGACAATTCTGCAGAACAATTGTACAATCAAATTAAGAAGTTACTTCAAGAAGTTGATTCTTAAATGACACACAGAAAACAATTTGATATTTATTATTGAAATCTAAAAAGATTATACATGAATTATCAAGAAACAATAAACAAGATAAAAGCATTATTTGAAATTGGAATGCCTGCTGCACCTGATGCAACTGCAAATCCTGATGTTAGTGGTTTGACTGATTACATCTTACAAGATGGAACAAAGATCAGTTGTGATAAATTGGCAATTGGTGGTGTAGTTACAATCAACGGAACACCTGCACCTGATGGTGATCATTCACTACAAGACGGAACAATCATTCAAACAAAAGGTGGTGTTATTGAAGAAATAAGTTCACCTGCAGAAGAAGCACAAGATCAGGAAGTAAATACAGATTTAAGTACAGATACAGCAGACAAGACCATGAGTACAGAAATGACAAAGAAGATGGAAGAAATGGCGGTGCATATGGCTGATATGAAAACAAAGTGTGCAGGTTACGAAAGCAAATTTGCTGAACATCAGGCAGCAATGACAAAGCAACAAGAAGCAATCAAGATGTTGACACAAATGATGGAAAAGATTGCAACAATGCCAGTTGATAAACCTGCAGCAATGGCAACAAATCAATTCACAGCACAAAAAAGTGAAGACAAAGAAGAAAGATTTCAACAAATGGTTGAAGCAATGAAAAAATTAAAAACCAATTAAACAAACCGAAATAAATTATTAACCGTATAAATTTTAAACAATGGCATTTAACGTAGGATCATTATCAGATTATACCATACAAAACGAAAAGTTGTTGGTAACCAAATCTTTATTTGACGCAAAAACACAAAAGATCATTCAAGCATCTGGAAATGTTATGAGTTCAGTAAAGTCAGCAGAAACAATCAATGTATTGGACACTGATGCTGTATTTCAAACAGGTGGAACATGTGGATTCTTATCAAGTGGATCAAGCACATTCACACAAAGAAGTTTGGCTGTAGGAAAGTTCAAAGTACATGAGTCGTTATGTCCTAAGACACTTGAGTCGAAATATACCCAATTGGCTTTATTACCGGGATCAATAAACGAAGGTATTCCATTTGAACAACAATACACTGGCATGAAAGCACAGGTGATTGCTGAGCAATTAGAAACTGCATTATGGCAAGGTGATACAACATCAGCAAACGTAAACTTAAACAAGTTTGATGGTTTGATCAAGTTGATTGATACTGCAGCAGTTTCTGCAAATGGTAATCCAACAGGTATTACAGTTGCAACAGGAATCACAGTTTCAAATGCATTCACAATTGTAAAAGGAATCAAGAACGCAATTCCTGCAAGAGTAAAAGGAAAATCAGATGTAAGATTGTATTGCGGTTGGGAAGTGTTTGATGTTATTGTTGATGCGTATGTGAATGCAAACTTGTTCAACTATGGTGCATCACAATTGAATTACGAGAATGGTGAGTTCACAATACCAGGTACAGCATACAAGTTAACTGCTATTCATGGTCTTGATACAACAAACAGATTGTTTGCAATCAGAGATTCAAACCTTTACATGGGTTGTGACATCTTAGGTGAAGAAGACAAGTGGGAAATTTTCTATGCAAAAGAAGCAATGGAAGTAAGATTCGTAGCAGAATGGAAACTTGGAATTCAAGTTGCATTTCCTGCAGAAATCGTTTCTTTCAAATTAGTACCATAAGAATTTGAAATGGTGACCACTGAAAATGTGGTCACTTATTTTTCATATAATTAAATAAAAATATCATGCCGTGTAATTTAACGCAATCATACAACCTAGACTGCAGGGACGCAGTCGGCGGTTTAAAAGAAGTTTACTTTATGGAGTTAGGTAATTTAACTTCATTCACAGAAGCATCAGGTGTTGTGACTGCAATCACCAAAGCAGCAGGAAAGAAGTTCTACAAATACCAACTTGTAAAGCAAACAAGTAAGTTTGAAGATACATTGACAGTAAGTGAAGAAAATGGAACAGTGTATGCAGCACAAAAGTTGTCAATCATCTTGAACAAGTTGCAAGCAAATACAAGAAATGAAATCACATTGCTTGCACAGAATTTAATTGTTTGTGTTGCTGGTGATCGTAACGGAAAGTATTGGTTATTAGGTGCAACAAATGGTCTTGTAATCAGTACAATCAAAGGTGAAACAGGAACGAAAATGGGTGACAGAAGCGGTTATACTTTAGAATTTGATGGTGCTGAACCAGCATTCGCACAGGAAGTTTCTTCAGGAATCATTGCAGGATTAACATCATAAAATCCTTAACCTTATAAAAACAAAAATCTTCAACCTAATAAGTTGAAGATTTTTTTTTGACACAAAACACAACTTTTGATATTTATCATTAATGATACAACTTATTAAAGGACAAAGCAAAGATGTGATTGTTACATTGACTGAATTGACAACACTTGCGAATGCATTTTATTTATTCGTATTTACACACGAAACAACAAAAGAAGTGATCAATGTAATCAAGAATTCAAGTTCTGATTTAAGTCAATTCAAATACAGATACAACAAGTTCACATTTGCATCAGGATTGTTTGCAAATGCATCAATAGGCAAATACACTTATTCAGTTTTTGAACAACTGAGTTCAACCAATACAAATACAACAGGTTTAAATTTAATCGAATCGGGTAAAATGGATTTGAATGTATCAGCAACACCAGTTGATGTGTTCAATGAATATTCAGCACCAACAACATTTAGAACTTATGCAGGATAACGTAATAATATTAAAGTTTGATGACAGCAAGATTCCAGAATTCAAAGAAGTTCGTGGAAAGCAATTTATTTCATTTGGTGAAGACAATGATTACCCGAATTATTTGGTAAAATTATTTAATAAGTCGGCAAAACACAATGCCATAATAAACAATAAAGTCACGTATATTTTCGGCGAAGGTTTCTATTGTAAAGTAGATGATCCAATTGCGGACAGATTTATTTTTAAAGTAAATAGTGCAAATGAAAGTTTGAATGACATTGCAAAAAAATGTGCAATTGACATTGAAATTTTTGGTGGTTTTTACTTGAATATTATTCCAAACAGAATTGGTGAAATTGCTGAAATATACCATCTTGATTTTAATCGTGTTCGTGCAAATGAAGATTGTTCACAATTCTTTTATAAGAATGACTGGGTGTCAAATCGTGACAAACCAAAAGAATATCCTGCATTTAATGAAGCGAAAATGGATAAGGCATCTATATTCCAATACAAGGAATACAGACCAGGTTTAAGAACTTATCCTTTGCCAAATTACATTGGTGCAATGAACTATGTGGAAAGTGACATGGAAGTGAGCAAACACACACTTACAAATGCAAAAACAGGATTCAGTGCTACAAAATTAATAAACTTTTTTAATGGGGAACCAGCACCGGAAATGCAACGTGATATTCAGAAACGTCTTGAAAAGAAATTCACCGGTGCTGATGGATCAAAGATAATTGTTTCATTCAATAATGATCCTACAAAAGCACCAACGGTGATTGATTTGGGATCATCAGATTTGACAAAAGAAGATTTCCAAAAGGTTGATGCATTGATTACTGCAAACTTGATGGCAGGACATCAGATTACATCACCTGTTTTATTTGGCATAAGTGAACCGGGTAAACTTGGATCACGTAATGAATTGAAAATGGCTTATGACATTTTTAATAATACTTATGCAAGTTCAAAACAAAGAACACTTGAAAAGGTGTTTAACTACATTGCAAAGTTAAAGGGTATTAAGAATGAATTATTTATTCGTTCTGTTGATCCCGTTGGAATTGAATTCACTGATGCATCATTAATTCAAGCAGCACCGAAATCTTGGATTCTTGAAAAGATGGGTGTTGATACTTCAAAGTATTTTGATACAACAGTTGCAGGTATTTCTACAATTTCACCTGATACAGATGTCAAATCACAGGCGCAAATTATCAGTGACAGCATAAATTCACTCTCACCACTGGTGGCGAACAAAGTGCTTGAATCAATGACTGCAGATGAAATCAGATCACTTGCAGGTCTTGCACCAAATCCATTGGTTAAGACACAAACAGAACAGACAACAGCAACTGCAGTTGCAACAACACCGGTTGTTGCACCTGATACAATGAAAGATGAATCTTCCATCAATAGTGTACTTACAAACTTAACAGGCAGACAATTACAGCAGATAAATAGGATTGTAAGGCAATACACAAAAGGTCAATTGACAATGGACCAGGCATCGCACATGTTAAAATCGGGATTTGGTTTCAAAGATGAAGATGTGAAAATGTATCTTGGAACAAATGAAGCACAATTTTCAGAAGATCATAATGAAGTTGATGTGGCAAACATGCTGATTGAGAACGGTGAATTGCGTGAAAAATTCCATTTCATTTATACGAATGAAGCAAAGTTTACATCAGATGCAGAAGTGAAATCATATGAAGATAGTTTTTATAAAAAAGAAGTATTTAGATTATCTGCAAATGTCACTGATCTTGAAGCAAACATCTTGAAGATGATTCAAAAGAATCCAAATGTTCAAGTAAAGGATATTGCAATTGCCAACGATATTGAAGAAAGTTATGCATCAGAAGTTGTAACAAAATTAGAAACAGATGGTTACATTGCCAGTACAGAAACAACAGGCATTGGTGATGTATTAGTGACACGTAAATTGACAAGAAGTTTGACATCAATACTTGGTGACATATCAACAAAGTTGCCTGAAATTCTTGTTCGTTATTCTTATGAAGTAAGACCAGGTGTTGGTCCTAAAATAATAAAAGGAACACGTCCATTCTGCAGGGAAATGTTGGCAAAGGACCGTTTATTTTCACGTGTACAAATTGAAAACATTTCACAAAAACTTGGTTATTCATTATGGGACAGAAAGGGCGGATTTTGGAACCGTGGAAAGGGCAAAGGAATTTCTGCTGAATGCAGGCATATGTGGAAAACAAACATAGTAATAAAAAAGTAAAGCAATGAGTAAAAATATATTAATGATCAGTGTTCAAATGTTAAAAGACAGAACTGCTGTTCATGACAACATAGATGAAAAACTAATCTTTCCGGAAATCAAAGCAGCACAGGACATGTTCATTTTGCCTTTGTGTGGATCAGCATTGTTTAACAAGTTATTGACGGACATCAATGCAAATACACTTGCAGGCAATTACAAAGTTCTTGTTGATGATTACATCATTGATACACTTGCAAACTATGTGATCAGCGAATTGCCTTTGGGTTTGACTTATCAGTTTTGGAATAAAGGGGTTGCACAAAAGACAACAGACAGTTCAATTGCACCATCAATGACTGATTTGTTTTCGGTTGCATCAAAGTACAAAAGAAGGGCAGAAGAATATGCACAAAGAATGCGTTTGTATTTACGTGAAAATGCACCTATAATGTTTCCTGAATACATTAATCCAGGATCAGGTGTTGACACTGTTATTCCTGAAAGACAAGGATTTAGCAATCCAATTTACTTGGGTGATGTATCACCATACAAAAGTGAGTATAAAACATACGAAGAAAAATATCAAAGCAATTTGCCACGTTTCTAAATTATGGGAAAAAATATAAATAAAACAAACGAAGAAAAGTTAAAAGTTTTCTTACAGAAACAAAAGAAAAATGACACTAAATCAAGTAGTAAAAAAACTGGAACAACTTGCCTTAAGTCATCAACAAATTAACTATTTCTTTTTTGGTGAAATTGTTGAATGGCTTACAAATGGTGATTTACGTTATCCTTGTTGTTTCGTTGAGATAAACAAGTCGGAAATAAATAAAGATGACAAGCAAACCAAATTCAACTTTGACATTTGGTTTCTTGATCTGCAGGATATTACAACAAATACAGATGCAAATCAAGTTGATTTGATGTCTGATTTGACAAGTATTGCAGAAGATTTCCTTGCAATGTTAAACTATTCAGGTTATCAAGATGTGTGGACCATTACAACAAATTATGATCTTGAATACTTTCGTGAAAAGTTTGAAGATTTAACCGTTGCTGTACGTACAAATGTGACAATAGGTGTTGATTATTTATCAGACAGATGTGCTGTTCCTGCAGATGATGTAGTGTTTGAACCGGGATCACCATTTGAAACAATCACATTTAATCAGGATTCGGTGTTGAAATATGTGTATGTAGGAACAGCAAGTGAAACAACAACAAAGATTATTCCTGAATTGATTAATAAAACTTTGCTGCTTGTTTTTGTAGGACAGAATTTGTCCACACCATCAGGTTTGCCAGTTCCATCAATGCAAGAATATTATTTTAATGCAGCAACAGGATCATTGACATTGCCATTAGAATTGCAGGAATTTCAAAAATTACAAATACTATACAGATAATATGAAGCAATTAATTACAATTTTACTTTGTTTATTTACTTTGTTTGCAGAAGCACAGGTGAACACGAATGACACAAACAAGTATTTCAAATCTTATGACTATGGTTTCAGTTATAAAAGATTACAGGCACGTGAAGCATTTATAATGCCTACAGATACGGTTATTAATAAACTTGGTGCTGTATCACTTAACGGAAATATTTATTTAGGTAATGGTGTTAAATGGACATCAATCGGTGGCGGAACAACAATTGACACAACATCACTTAGCAACAGAATCAACCAACGCATTGATTCATTAAGACGCAGAAGCGACAGTGTTTTTGCACGTAAAAATGGAGTGTTTGTATTTCAATACAAAGATAGTATTGGCGGAACAACAATAGATACAACAAGTTTAAGCAACAGAATAAATTTAAAAATTGATTCGTTAAAACGTAGCAATGATAGTGTTTATGCTTATAAAAATGGAACAAGAGTTTTTCAGTTTAAAGATAGTGTTGGCGGTGGTGGTGGAGATTTTTGGAAAACAAGTGGGACAACTGATTTAACTAATAATGTAACAATTAGAAGTGATAATAAAATAAATTTTAATGGAATAGATGGAGAGACAAGAGCATTTAATGTAAATGCTGATAGCATAGCTTTTACAACAACAAACAATTCTAATTATATTTATTTTACTGGATTAAATTATACAACTGACACAACAACATACAAACCATTAGCAATTGATAATACTGGAAAATTAGCACCATTAGAATCTTGGGTAAGTGGTGGGGGTGGTCCTGCTATTGATACAACAAATCAATTTGTTAAAAGATTAACACGAACACCAGGCAAAGATTCAATAATTTATTTTGTAGGTGCAAATCGGTTTGCAATCAAAGACAGTGTTGGAACTAATCCTGCACCTGTTGGATATTATGGTTCGTTTTCAGATAGTACAACACAAACTGCGGCATTGATAAACACTGCTTATGGTGTAAAATTAGGAGTAACTGATTTATCAAATGGAGTAACAATTGCAAATAATACAAGAATAAAAATTGCAAACGCTGGAATTTACAACATACAATTTTCTTTGCAACTTGAAAAATCGGGTGGCAGTGGCAATATGATTGCAGATATTTGGTTAAGAAAAAACGGTGTTAATTTAAACGGCACAACAGGGAAGGTTGTATTGACAGGTAGTGCAAATGCATCGCCTGTTATAGCAGCATGGAATTATGTTATTGCAGTTAGTAGTAATGATTCTTTGGAGTTGATGTGGGCAACAAGCAATGACAATGTTGTTATAAAAGCAACTGCTGCTACATCCCCACACCCTTCAATTCCATCTGCAATTTTAACTGTTACACAACAAAGTGGAATAATGGCAGGAACAGGAGTAAGTCCATTAGATACAGCAAATATGCTTAGTCCATACATACGTACAAACGTTGCAAATGCATCAATTGCAACTAAGGTAAACATCAGTGATACAGCAAATATGCTTACAAATTATGCTCGTACTAATACTGTAAATGCATCAATTGCAACTAAGGTAAATATTACAGATGCAAATCAAACTATTTCTGCATTTCAATATTTAGGCAGTTCAATAAAGTTTTTTCCTATAGGTGTTAATTCATTTATTCAAGCAACAACTAACTTGCAATTTATTAATACTAGAATATTTCTAACAGCTATTTATGTACCAACAACAACAACTGTTACAGGTGTAAAATGGATTACAGGTAGTGCTGGTACTGCTTATGTTGGTAATGCTAATTATAACGGTATTGCATTGTATAGTTATAATGTTGGTACAGGGTTATGTACTAGAATTGATTCTACTGCATCTGATGCAAACACTTGGACAACAGCAGGTTTTAATTCGAAAGCATTTGTAACAACTGCATCATTATCTCAAGGAGTTTATTATTTGGCAGCAATATGTAATGGTACTGCAACAACCTTTCCATCTATTGTGCAAACAGTTCAACAATCAGCAAATACAACTTATGATTTTACATCTCCTGCAAAATTAACAGGTAATTCAAATGGTACAGTTTCACCAGCATCATTTAATCTATCAACAGTAACAGTAACAACAAATACACCAGTAATCGCATTATATTAATAATTATGACAAACACAAGAAACATAACACCAATATCTGCATGGACTGCATCAGGTCAACAAACTGTAACAATGTTTAGCATTACAGATTTCTATAATTATGGTTTTTTGCCATTTTGCGAGGGAACAGTTACCTATCGTTTATTTAACACTCAAAGTGAATCAGCAGAAGAATTAATTGTTGGAAGCTTGCAAATACCATCTGAAATAGTACAACAATGGGGTGCAGATGATGCAATTATATTTACTTATGTTGCTCAAAAATTAGGTTTCACAATTATAAATTAAAACAATGGACAACGCACAATTGACAAATGTATTGATGACAGCAATCTTTGCACTGGTTGCATTTGTAAGCAATATGTTTCTTAAAAAAATTGATCGATTTGAAAAAAAAATTGAACAGATATTGTTGTCTGATGTAGCCATTAATAAAGACATTGAAGTTATAAAAGACGATATTGTTGATCACGAAGTAAGAATCACCAATTTAGAAACCAAATAAACAAACAAATATGAACAGTACATTTTTAAATCTTAACACAACGGACTTTTTAAAAGGTCTTATTATGGCAGTATTGTCAACAGTAATTACAATTGTTTATCAAACAGTTGAAGCAGGATCACTTGTATTTGATTGGAAGTCAATCGGCACAATGGCATTAACAACAGCACTTGCTTACATAATGAAGAATTTGTTTACTAATTCAGCAGGTAAATTCTTTGGCAAAGAGAAGTGATATTGCTAGAGAATACAGGAAAAAATATCCTGATTATCCAACTTTAAAGTTGGCAAGGATAATGTATGTCGAAAATAAATTAAGCTTTACAAATGTTGAAGATAGCAGAAGTGCATTAAGGTATATTGAAGGTAAAAATGGTATTCGTTTGAGAAAATATGTAAATAAATCAGATTTTTTTATGAAAGAAAATAGACCAAAAAATCCTTACAATTTACCTGAATCTTATGAAGAACAACGTGAACCTTATATTTTGCCTGTACATTGCAACAATATTCTTCTTATTAGTGATCTCCATATTCCTTACCACAACATATCTGCGGTCACTATAGCATTAGATTATGGCAAAGCACAAAAAGTAAATACCATTTTTATCAATGGTGATTTAATCGACATGCACCAGGTGTCACGTTTCGAACACGATGTAAAGAAAAGAAGTATTAAGCAAGAATTTGATGCGACAAAAGAATTCTTAAAACAACTTAGAAAAGCATTTCCAAAGGCAACAATCTATTGGCTTAAAGGTAACCATTGCGTACGATGGGAAAAATTCTTGCATTCAAAAGTTCGTGAAATTTGGGACGATGATTATTTTTATCTTGAAGAACGTTTACAACTTAACCAGGTTAAAGTGACAATACTTGATGACAAAGTTCTTGTAAAAGCAGGGAAGTTGTCAATCACACATGGGCATCATATTTTCAAAGGAGTTTTCACACCTGTGAATCCATCACGTGGCGCATTCTTAAGGGCAAAACAATCGTTAATTGTCGGACATCTGCACAGACCGTCACATCACCCTGAAACGGATTTGGACGGCAATATTATCAGTTGCTGGTCCACAGGTTGTTTGTGTGAATTAAGGGCAGATTATTCACCATTGGTTGGTAACACAATGCATGGGTTTGCTCACATAGAAATTGAAAAGAATGGTGATTACACAGTTAAAAATTATTCAATCATAAACGGCAAATTATGTTAGATGAAGAAGTTGAATTTGAATATTTTGACAGAAGCGGTGAATACATTGCAGCAGCATTCAATTCACTTGGTGCAATTGATCTACTTGATACCGGGTTAATGAATGAAGATGAACGTGCAATAATTAACACAATAAAATTTCAGGCAATTTCCATAATTAGTGAATCTTTAAATAATATCTACAATGAAATATTTGATACCAGTGTTGATGACGGTAATGATCTTGTCTTGTAATCCGAGCAAGAAACTTGACAAATTAAATGAAAAACACCCCGAACTTCTTGCCAAATTCTGCAAGGATTCTTTCCCGTGTGTAATATCAAAAGTTGACACAATTACAACTTTTGATACTGTTTACACAGCCATTAAAATAAATGAATTTGAAGAAATTCCAAAGGACACAATATGGCTTGTAAAAAATAAAACAACACTAATCAATAGACCTGTAATTATCGGTCAAAAATACCCGGTTAAAACGATTGTGAAGGTGGTTAAAGATTCGGCTGAATTGACCAGTATAAAATTTGATTTAATTAAATGTAATGAAGAAAGTAATAAATATATTACCGAAAACAGAAAACTGCAGAACAAAGTAACAGCAAAAAATCGTTGGATAATGTGGCTTATAATAGCACTTTTATGTTCGATATTGTGTAACGTATTACAACTTAAAAAATTATGACAGCATCACAGAACTGCATCAACTTAATCAAGATGTTTGAAGGTTATAAACCGAAGGCATACTTGTGTCCGGCATCTGTAGTAACCATAGGTTTTGGTTCAACCATGTACACAGATGGACGCAAAATCAAGTTAGGTGATACGATAAATGAACAGCAAGCAAATGAATTATTGATGTGGGAATTAAAGAACAAATCAATATCTTTGCATGGGTTAAATCTTAATCAAAATCAGTTTGATTCTTGTTTGTCATTTATCTATAATGTTGGCATCGGTGCCTTTACTAAATCAACACTTAGAAAAAAGATATTGCTTAATCCAAATGATCCGACAATAAAAGATGAATTTATGAAGTGGAATAAGGCAACAGTCGGTGGCAAATTAACTGTGTTAAAAGGTTTAACCAGACGCAGAACTGCAGAAGCAGAATTATATTTTAAAGTTTAGTTTGTTTTCGTTTTATAGATTTTAGTTTAGTGAATGAAAGTTATCCTGGTATGTCTATACCGGGATTTTTTTTGTATCTAATTTGCAAGGTTTGCGCTGACATTTGAGATATGAATAAAAATTTCTTTCCTTTACCACACTGCATTTGGTGAGATTTAAAAAAATAATTTGAAAAATGTTTTGCAGTTTCAAATATCTTTTATACTTTTGAATTCTAAACGAAACAATTCAAAACTAAAACTAAACAAAATGACTTCAATTAAAACTTTATCAACTCGTTCAATTTGTGATCACAATTGTATTTTCACTGCTGAATTATTAGAAATCAAAGGAAACTTTGCAATCATTTATTTTGATAAAAAAATAGTAAGAAAAAAAATAATGACAAGTTTTGATGGCAGAAAGTACATTTTTCCAAATGGCAAATATTCAATGTGTCCAACATTTGATTTATAATATTCTAAACTTACCAAAGACGTGGGGGTGCGACCAATCAACGCACATATTTTTCAAACTAAATTAAACTAAAATGAACACAAAACAATTAGCAAAAGAAATCTTCCGTAAGCACTTTGAAATCGGTGCTGTTCTTGTCGATGAAGCACTACAATCGGCAATCATTACTGCTGAATATTTGGGCAATGATGACCTTATGAATGAAATTAAATTGATGGCATCTGCAGAATTTGAACGGTCCAAAAACACAGCACTTGCAAAGTATTGGATTAGTAAACCTATTGAATCAATAAACAATCAACTTCAACTTTTTTAAATGAAAAGAAACTTTTATACAGAACAAGAAATCAAATTTCTTACAGACAATTACAGCGACATGAAAACTGCAGACATTGCTGCAATCATGAACAGACCAATTGGCAGTGTAAATGGCAAAGCATATGAATTGGGATTAAAGAAATCATTTAAGCACATGAAAGCACTGCTTGAAATTGAGGCAGAAAGATTAAGATCATCAGGTATAAGACATCAATTTAAGAAGGGACAACCGTCACACAATAAAGGCAAAAAAATGCCTGCAGAATTGTATGAGAAAGTCAAGCGCACAATGTTTAAACCTGGTAATAAACCGGGTAACATCAAAAAGGTTGGTTCTATACGTATTGATCATGAAGGTTACACGTATGTAAAAATTGCTGATTCTGACTGGCGTTTAAAACATCGGGTTGTTTACGAAAACGTAAACGGTCCAGTTCCTGATAATCATGTTGTAATATTCAAAGACAACAACATGAACAACTTTGACATCAACAACCTGAAGGTGATCAGTCAAGCAGACAACATGTTAAGGAACACCATTCATCAATACCCGGAACAAATACAAGAATTAATCAAATTAAAAAACAAACTAAAAAAGAAAATCAATGAAAAACAAAATTGAAGATTTACGCAATCATTTATTTGCAGCACTGGAAGCATTATCAGACACTGAAAATCCAATGGAATTGGACCGGGCAAAAGCAATCTGTGAAGTTGGTCAAGTTATTATCAACAGTGCAAAGGTTGAAGTTGACTTTATCAACAAAGTTGGTGGGGTTGGAACAAACTTCATTCCACAGGAACAAAGGCAAAAACAAATTCAATAATATTTGAAAAATGTTTTGCAGATTAAAAACATTACTTTACATTTACACACTAAACAATTTTACAAAAAACTAAAACTATTTCACGTGAAACAAAAAACTAACTATCAGAAAGAATCATTTACTTCAACACAGGCAACAGTCATTGTCATTATTTCATTATTGATTGCATTTATTGGACACAATATTATTAACCTATTTTAAACCTAATTTATGTTAATAGTAATTATAACTTTCATTATTGTTATTGCAATTTATGTTTACACAATTGCAGTATTATTAAAAGAAGAAGCAATTAATTCAATACAATTTGACAACGAAGATGATGCATTTGCTTCAATACTGTCGCAAATATTCAAATCAAAAAATGAAGAAGAACTCAGAAACATTGTTAAATACATCTTTGCTTATGATGACCAGTTCAACAAGCAGGAAGATGTTGAATACTTCATTGATATTTGGGACAAGCGAATGAAATCATTAAAACCTAATCAAACAATATGACAAACCAAAAACCAAAGCACGGTGGCAAACGTTCCAATTCAGGCAGAAAAAAACAAGCAGAAACAATCAGCACAGGATTCAGGATCAATGCAGAAAGTTTAATCACCTGCAGAAAAAACAACATCAAACTAAATTCAAAAATCAACGAGTTTGTAATTAACATTGCAAACGATTTGAAATAACTTTTTTATTCACTAAATCAAAAAAACATGTTACGTCAAGCAACAAGAACAAAAGCAAAAATCCGCCTTGGACTTTCAGCAGTATCAGGCGGTGGCAAAACTTATTCTGCAATACTAATTGCAAAGGGTTTGTCAAGTGGTGACTTATCAAAAGTCGCAATAATTGATACAGAAAATGGCAGTGCTGATCTGTATGCACACATGGGTAATTACAATGTATTCACATTGAATGCACCATTTTCACCTGAACGTTATATTGATGCAATTAAGACCTGTGAAGATGCAGGAATGAATGTGATCATCATTGATTCCATTACACACGAATGGGACGGTAAAGGCGGTTGTTTACAAATACAAGAACAACTTGGTGGTAAATACCAGGATTGGGCAAAAGTAACACCACGTCATCAGGCATTTATTGATGCAATCCTACAATCAAAATGCCACGTTATTACTACCGTAAGACGTAAGCAAGATTATGAAATGACAAAGGATGCAGGCGGAAAAATGAAAGTTGAGAAAGCAGGATTGAAAGAAGTTACACGTGAAGGGTTTGAGTATGAATTAACCGCTAACATCGAACTAGACATCAGACACAATGCAACTGCATTAAAAGACCGTACAGGGTTATTTATGGACCAGCCACAATTTGTGCCATCAGAACAAACAGGTAAGATGTTATTGCAATGGTGCGAGAATGGAACACCAACAACAGCAGAAAAGGTTGAATTGATTAAGACCAAACTTAACATGCAGGAAGTTACTGATGCATGGTTTTTAACTGATGATGTTAAAAAGGAAATCGAAACTCTTATCAAGAATTCAACACTTGAATCAGCACGTAAAACAGTTGCACGTAAGAGTTTAGCAACATGTGTAAACGATAAAATGGTTGATCATATTAGACAAGCACTTCTTAAATTTCAAAACTAAAAAACAATGGAAAACGTAAACTTACCGGTCGCCTTTGCCGGAATGACAAAGACACAAATCACAATTGCTGCAGATTTAATAGTTCAAAATGTTCTTGAAACAGGCAACATTCTTGAAGTAGTTGAACAGATTGCAGCATTGGAAGCATTCATCAAGCAAATTAAAAGCAATGATGAATTTAAATCTTATGCACTTGATGAAGTTGCAAAGTATGGCAAAGAATTCAAATCACCATCGGGGGCAAAGATTGCACCGATGGAAACAGGAATTAGTTACACATTTGAATTCTGTGGTGATCCTGAACTGCATGAATTACTTGAACAACAAGAACAACTTGAAATCAAGATCAGTGACCGCAAAGCATTCCTAAAAACATTACCTGATTGTGGAATGGATATTTTAAAAGATGATGAAGTATGTAAAATATTTCCGCCATTCAAGACATCAACATCTACTTACAAAGTGACACTTGCAAAATGACAGGATATTTAACCATTGAATACAATGATGAAATAGTTGATGCACGTTATTTCAAAGGCAAACACCGAATGAAGCAAGTGATTGAAATTTGGAAGAAACGTTATGCACACCTATATTATAAAGCAGAAATTTACATTACTTTACAATCAAAAATGAATCGTTTAAATTATGACTATTGACAATTCAACAACTTTAGCAGTGACACATGGTGGTGTCACTGCATTATTCACAACTTCAGAAACAGACATTGAAACAATGTTTGTACTATTCAAAGCAGCACTAATCGCAATGACTTACCAGCAATGTACAATTGATGATGAAATCTTAAGAATAGCAGAAGAAATAAACAATGATCAAAAACCTTTAACAAATCCCTTTAAATAAAAAAGAAATGAAAAATCAAAATGGAAAGTTTGAAGACCTTATACAACTTCACAAAGATAAAGAACTTACAACATTTGAAACCTTATTAATTCATGAATTAAGAAAGATTAATGAATCAATGAGTGAAAAGTTTGAAGGCGGAATAAATGATATGTTACAAAGAATTTATGGATCAATTGATGATTTGTGTTCTGATTTAAATGACATGTTTGATGAATTAAAAGAAACAATTAAAAACAAATAAACCTTGATCAGGTCAAAGATCATCTTAGCACATGGAAATCAAATGTAAATTCAAACAACAGAATGATGTTGTAGAACGTGGCACATTCAAGTCACGTAAAGTATGGGTAATTGATGATGAAAATGCCGATTACCCGCAAACACTTGAAGTTGAAGTTGCACAGGACAAAGTAAATTTGTTCAATAACTTTCGACCTGGTCAACCATTGACAGTGTCAATCAATCTACGTGGACGTGAATGGACCAATCCACAAGGTGAAGTGAAAGTATTTAATACCCTGCAGTGTTGGAAAGTTACATCTGATGTTACTGATCAGCAGGAAGAAGAAGAAGCACCAACAATGAAAGTAGCACCAAAGAAGAAAGCAGGAAACATTGAAAAGAAGTTTGAAGAAGAATACATTAATTCACTTGGTGGTGACTTACCATTCTAACTTATGACCTGGCAACAACGATACTACAAAGCACATGAAGAAGATTTTAAAAGGAAATACCCTTCTGCCTATTCATCAGGTCATTACTTTCAACCTGCTTTACCAAAGTACAAAACAGCAAACGGATTGACAACATTAATCTGCAATGTCATGAAGTGGACCGGTCACCATGCAGAACGTACAAACAACATGGGCAGACCAATAAAAAAGTATTTTGAAAAGTTTAATATCCTATCAGGCAAACTTGAAAGAATTGAAAACGGAATCGAATGGCAGAAGGGAACAGGTGACAGGGGAACATCAGACATCAAAGGACATTTCAGAAATAAAAACTTTGAATACAGCATTCCAATTTATATTGAAGTAAAAGTAAATAAAGACCGAATGTCTGATGATCAAAAGAAGTATGAAAAAAATGTCACCAGTTCAGGCGCGTTGTATCACATTGCAAAAACACCGGAAGATTTCTTTGAATTTTATGATTATCTGATTTCTTTAAAGTAAATTCACAACTTTTAATGATGGCATTATTAATAATGCCATCATTTTTTATCTAAACTAAACGATGCAATCACTAAAAAATCAAATCGAAATAATTAGTTTGATTGAACAATTTGTCAAACTAAAACGAACAGGATCAACTGCAGTTGGATTGTGTCCATTTCATCAAGAAAAAACACCTTCATTTAATGTATCAAATGACAAAGGTATTTACAAGTGTTTCGGTTGTGGCAGGTCCGGTGATGTAATCCAGTTCGTAATGGAACATAAAAACAAATCTTATTACGAATCAATCAAATTCCTTGCAGAAAAATACAATATTGAACTTGAAAAGAATGATAAAAAATATGAACGTCCTGTTCAACGATTAACCAAACTATCAGAAAGCACCATAAAATACTTTGAAACACGTGGCATAAGCAATAACACCCTGTTACGTTTTAATGTCACAGAATCGTTTGAATGGATGCCGAAAGCACAGGCAGAAGTTACTGCAATATGTTTCAACTATTATCGTGATGAAGAACTCATCAACATCAAATACAGGGCAAAGGATAAGGATTTTAAACTTGCAAAGAATGCAGAACTAATCTTTTACAACATCGATGCAATCAAGGACACACAATCAGTAATAATTGTTGAAGGTGAAATTGATGCACTTACATTGTATGAATGCGGATATTACAATGTTGTATCTGTTCCAAATGGTGCAGGTAATAACCTGCAATATCTTGACAACTGTTATAAGTATTTTGAAAATAAAACAAGGGTAATGATTGCCACAGACAATGATGATCCAGGCAATAACCTACGTGAAGAACTTGCAAGAAGAATCGGCAAAGAAAAATGTTACAAAGTTTTATATCCTGATGATTGCAAAGATTTTAATGATGTACTTGTAAAACATGGTAAGGCAATTGTGGCAAATGTTATTGAACTGGCAACGTGCTTTCCTATTGAAGGCATTCACACAATGGAAGACATGTATGAAGATGTAAAAAACTATTATGAAAACGGTTATCCAAAAGGTTATGAATCACACATTCCTGTTCTTGATGAATATATTACATTTGCCGGCGGACAGATCACAATGATAACAGGTGTTCCTGGATCCGGAAAATCCGAATTTCTTGATTACATTATGACTAAACTTACAATGCATCATCAATGGCATTGGGGGGTTTGTTCTTTTGAGAATCAACCATCTGCATTTCACGTCACAAAATTACAAGAAAAGGTGACAGGCAAATCATTTGCATTTAGAAAAAATGATTCACACAGATTGAATAAAGATGAATTTGATTACAGCATTGGTGTTATTGATCAGTATTTTAGTTTTATAAACATTAATAAAGTTGATGTTACTGTTGATGGAATCATTGACAAGGCACGTGAACTGGTCCATCGTAAAGGAATCAAAGGTCTTATCATTGATCCTTGGAATTACATTGAACACAAAGTTCCACCAAACCAAACAGAAACACAATACATCAGTGAATCATTAACAAAGTTTAAAGCATTTGCATTGCTTTCAAACATACATATTTTCATTGTTGCACACCCTACAAAGATTGCAAAAAGTAAAGATACAGGTGAATATGAAGTTCCAACACTTTATAACATCAGCGGATCAGCGCATTTCTTTAATAAGACAGACAACGGTATCTGTATGTGGCGGTCATTTAAGAAAAATGAAGTTACATGCTATATTCAAAAAGTAAGATATTCGTGGCTCGGAAAGGTTGGAAATGTATCTTTTACATACAATGTTGACACAAGACAATACATACAAACAAATTTTTAATTATGACAAAAGACACATTTTATTTCACACATGATTTTAATGCCAGGACCGATGTAAAGATAAAAAAATTGATACAAAAACATGGTCTTTTAGGATATGGAATTTACTGGGCATTGGTTGAAGATTTATACAATAATGCGAACGCATTGCCATTGGATTGCGAATGCATTGCGTTCGATATGCGAACGCATTGCGACATAATTAAGAGTGTAATACATGACTTTGACCTGTTTATAATAGGTAAGAAAACATTTAAATCAAACAGCATAGAAAAGCGGTTAAATGAAAGAAAAGATAAATCTATAAAAGCAAGTGAATCAGCGAATAAAAGGTGGAAAAATGCGAACGCATTGCGACCGCAATGCGAACGCAATGCTATAAAGGAAAGGAAAGGAAAGGAAATAAAAAAGAAAGAGAATGATTTTTCGCCTTCGGCTATTTTTCAAAAACCTATTGTTGTTTAGTTAAAATAAATTCATTATTTTTGGTAAACACATTTTTTATTGAAAAATAAAAACGATATTATTTCAGAACTTTATGTGAGCAAAGAAGTAAATGAATTGATTAAGAAAATTAAGCCAGTTGAACTGCAAGATGATCTTAAGCAATATGCATTCACCGTCCTTTGTGAAAAGTCACCTGAATTCATTATCGAACTGAACAGCAAAAAACAATTGAAATTCTTTTTGGTCAAGATTATTTCAAATTCAGTATTCAGCAACAGGTCCGGATTCTTAACACAACACAAACTAAATGATGAACTTAATGTTGATGTGATGGAACAGCAAGTGGATTCGTCAGACAACTACCATGAACTGATTGACAAATGTGTAAACGAATCAAAGAATCTGTATTGGTATAATCAAGAACTGCTAAATCTTTATTCAATACATGGATCATACAGGGCAGTATCTAACATAACCAAAATACCAGTGAAATCAATTTACAACGCAATCAAGAAAGCAAAACAACAAATAAAAAAATCATTATGGAAATAATCTATGCAGTTGCACTTTCATTTGTTTGGATTAACATTCTGCAAATGCCTTACCGATTCAAAGCAAAACTAAACTTTAAACCTTTAAACTGTCACACCTGCTTATCCGGTTGGATCACTTTGTTCCTTACCGGGTTTCATTGGGTTGCAATTCCTTACATGTGCCTGGCAATGATATTATCAATCTTTGTTGACGGTGTAATCAGAAAATTATAACACATGAAAATAATTGGAATCATAAACCAACGTGCAGGATCATGTTACCATCGAGTGTACACACCATTGATGAACATGGACCATGATACACACATTACCAATAAGCTTACAGAAGAAGCAATACAAAATTTCGGCTGTGATTTGTTAGTTTTTAACCGTTATGCAAACTTTAATCATGCAAAGAGAATCAATCAACTTCGTGTAAAATATGGTTTCAAAATTGCCATTGATATTGATGATTATTGGCACCTATCTGAAAATCATATCTTAAAACCACATTGGGATATTGATGGAGTTTCAAACGTGATTATAAACAATATGATTGATGCAGACATCATCACCTGTACACACGAAAGATTAGCAGATGCAATCAAAGTTTATAATCGGAATGTTCATGTATTACCCAATGCTATACCAGGTGGATTCGAACAATTTAATCTTAATCGACAACAATGCCATAAAGTTCAAATCTTGTATCAGGGATCAATTACACACAAAGATGATATTGAACTTTTGAGAAATCCAATGAAACGTGTGGCATCTGATTCGCAGCTGCTTAAAAAAGTTAAGACAACTTTCGGTGGTTATGTTGAAGATTTGCCGGAATCTAATATGATGCTATCTGCATTTACCTGTGGATTGAAGCTTGATCCATTGGTATTTCCTGCAATGAAACCAACAGAATATTATCAAGTTTACAACAATGCTGACATTTCAATTGTTCCATTAATAGCAAACAAATTTAATTCGTATAAGTCAAACCTTAAAATATTAGAATCTGCTTATGCCGGTGTTCCAGTGATTGCATCGCGTGTTGATCCTTATCTTGACTTTCCTGAAGATTGCGTGATGTATGTTGACAATCAAAGGGAATGGTATCAGCATATCAAACTTTTGACTGATTTTGATTACACACGTGAAATGTATGGCCGAAACTTAATGGAATATTGCAACGAGCATTACAACTTTAAAAACATTAACGAACAAAGAAAACAAATATATGAAAGTTGAAAATAGACAATTCTTAGATTTCAATAGGTCGCATCATCATACACTGGTTGTTGCAGGATTCCTTACAAACCTAACAAATGAAACAAGACAAACAATGCTTAACATCATTCGTGAAGAATTTAGTCCTGGTTATCTTTGTTGCCTGCATTGCAGTGCTGATGTTGCACAAATGATAAAATATGTTTATAATCAATATGATGAACTATTGAAACGTGAAGCAGAACAAAAACCAATACCAAATGAAAAAGTTACAAAAAAACGAACAAAGAATTCTTAAACTTGCTGATGAACTAGAAAAGCAGCAGTTGGATAATTCGTATAAAAATGAGAGCATTTGTGAAAAAATGAGAATGTCAACTGCTACATTTCACAGATATAAACCTAAAGCACTCCTTGAGCTACAGAAACGTGCCGAATTTAAACAATCTTTAATAAATGAGGTAATCACACACGAAGTTACTGAAGCGGCTAGAAACGGCTTAAAATCGGATTTAGAGATAGAACAGCAACTTTGTAGAATTGCATTTGGAGAAATAGATGTGATGGAAACAACATCAACACCAGACGGATTGATTGAGTTTAACCGCAAACCAACACCAGGTGAAATGATTAATGCCATGAAAGAACTATGGAAGAAACGTGGGACCTACGCACCGGATAAGATTGATGGAATTATTTCAGCATACAACGTAACACTAAACTTAAATAAATAATGAACTTCTCACAAAATACATTTAGTTTAGCAAAGGCACTGCATCACATCAACAACGCAAAGGAATACTTCACTGATGTGAAACGTGATTGCAATTCAAGTATTAAGAATCAGTTCACACAGTACATTCATAAGTGTGACTTCATCATTGATTCCATCACCTGCAAACTTACAGCACAGAATAAACTAATCCTTAAAAAAGAACTAGCAGATTCATTCCTGATTGAAGGAATCAACGATAAGTTGATGTTGATGAACGAAGAACAGCGCAATCAGGTTGAAAACTATATTGATGAAATATTGAAACAAAAATCTTAATTTTAAAACAAAAAACATGAAAGTAATTAAGAACTTATTCGGCATGGCATTCAGTATTGGATTAATCAATCCAATCTTCTTTCCCGATAATCAGTATTGGTTTCAAGGGTTTGCTGGTTTACTTGCTGCCTTCATTGGATCAGGATTAATCTTTGGGTTTAAGGATTATGCAGTTGGTCCACGTGATATTGGAAATGTAGGTGTAATGCCTAAGATTAATCAATCATGGATGTTCTTTTTTATCGGCGCTGTTGCCAACTTATTATGGGCAACACTTTATGTATAAGATAACAGTTATTATTATTTCCTATGAATTAGTTAAATGGGCAATAAGAAAGCTATTCGATAAAATTGTAAATAACGATTAAAACTAAACAAATGAACGAAAAACCATTATTAGAAGAAGCAACATTTCATTTTAGTCAAGAAGCAAACTGCATGTCTGAAAATGATGGTGCTGAATTTTTAGAGATTAAATGCCTTTCTGATTTGGGTATTGATAGGGCAGAAAGATGTTTCTATGTTCTTAAAACAGAAGGTTGGAGTATAGATAACGGTGAAGATTTAAAACTGTTATTTGACAGAATACATAAAACACTTTTCCCTAATAATTAAAACTAAACAAATGAAACTACATCAAGCATTAACAATTTTAACAACTTATCATGCATGGCGTATTGGTGATGACGAAGTTTACATGCAGAAACCATATGAAGTTACAAAGGCAATTGAAACATTATTGAATTACCAAATTGTTTATGTCAATGAAATGGGTGAAACTGTTGTGCATTGTAACGTGTCGGAAAAACCGACAGACCATAAAGACAAGATAGTACAAAAAGTAATCGACAAGTTCAACCAACGTAGCGAAGTAGGCATCAAGAAGTATGGCACAACATTGGAACAGAATAACAATGATGATTACTTTACACACCTGCAGGAAGAACTGATGGATGCAATCCTGTACATTGAAAAACTTAAATCAATCAAATATGCCAATAGATAAACAATACCATTTCATTGCAGGATTATGCATCTACACAATTGCACAACTATTTATGCCTGCAATATGGGCAATGGTTCCAGTGGTTGCCATTGGGACTGCCAAAGAAGTTTGGGATTATGTAAGCATGGAAGGAACACCGGATATTAATGATCTACTTTATACAATCTACGGTGCAATGCCTGTTTTAATTCTTAAATTATTATTGATATGAAATTACTGATTATTATTTTGTTGATGTCAACAACATGTTTTGCACAGGAATTCGAAGGCGGATTCATCAAAGTAAGAAGCACAGGCGGAACACCACCATTTACATATTCAATTGATAATGGTCCGTATCAAAGAAAAGATACTTTCTTTGATGTACAACTAGGTGTACATACTATAAACACCAAAGATGCAAACAACTGCATTAAAACTTCATCATGTACAATGTACAATACATTAAGCATGGTTGTATTAAGCACAACAATTAATTCTGTTACATTTAAAGCAACTGGAGGAAAGCCACCATATTCATTTAGCAGAAACTCAACTACAAGTTGGAGTTTAAATAAAACTAAATGGACTGAACTTCGCAGAAATACACCATATACATTCAGGGTTAAAGATGCACTTGGTTACATTTACTACATCAACATAAAATTATAATATGAAAGTTCTTGTTATTTTTTTGGATTACTCAAGACATGATTACACCAAACAATCATTGAAATCAATTGCCGATGCAGGTTATCCATTTGATTTGATTACTATTGATAAGTTTGGGATTGCAACCGCAACAAATGACGGTTTTGACTTTGCCAAAAAAAATGGATATGATGCTATTGTGTATGCAGCAAATGACATTCAACTTCCAAATGATTGGTTAAAGCACATGGTCTATTATGCAGAAAGAATTCCAAACACTGGAATGTGTGGCATTCATTGTGTTGAAGGTTTGGCAGATCAGATTGAAATGAATGGTTTAATGGTACACCCTACATACACTGCATTTGCAAATGTACTTATCCCGATGAAGGTAATTGATGACATTGGTTATATGAATGAAGACCATGATCCGTACGGAATGCAGGACAGCGATTATGCGTTAAGATTAAATAATAGTGGCTACATCAATTACTACATACCAAATTTAACACAGCAACACATTGGACACGATGTTGGCAATGGTACTGAGTACCGAAAAATGAAAGATGAGGGATTATCATTGGCAGGTCATAAGTGGGGTTATTGGGCAAAATACTATGAAGAAAATGGTTACAAAATAAATAACAGGCAAATCTTTAAAACCAAAAAAGCAATATGAAACAAGTAACAGGCAACTTCAATTACAAAAACATTCCGATTCAACAACATGAAAACATCGAAGATGCATTCTATAATTTGATTACATCTGCAAAACCTTCACAAATACTTGAGATAGGAACTGCATCAGGTGGACTTACTTTGATGATAAGGGACATCTTAGATGATTTATCAATGAACACTACAATCAGAACTTATGATGTTGAAAAGAAACATTATCTAAATGAAGGACATGACATTGAAGTAATCATCAAGAATGTGTTTAATGATCAGTATGATGCATTGATTGACAATGATGTAAAAGATTACATCAATAGACCAGGAACAACCATTGTGTTGTGTGATGGTGGTAATAAGATAAATGAATTTAATATCTTAAGTGAATACTTGAAAGATGGTGACATCATTATGGCACATGATTATTGTTGCAATGCAGATGAATTCTTAAAAAACTACAAAGACAAGATTTGGAATTGGTTGGAAATTCAAGATTCTGATATTAGTAAAGCAGTTGACAAATACAATTTAAAACCATACATGGAAGAATTCAAGAATGTTGTTTGGGTGTGTAAAATAAAATCATAATTATGTGGCGTGTTTACTTATTTGAATTTATTGTTGCTGTTGTCATTTCAGTATTGTGGGTGCATCTAATTGATAAATCAAAAGACAACAAAGAAGATGAAACAGATTAACTATACAAGACCATTCCTTTACGAATATCAGAAAGCAATCCTGAATTCAAATGCAAGATTCACAGTCACAGAAGCATCGACAAAGGTAGGTAAAACTGCCAGTCATATCATTTGGTTATTTGAACAAGCATTGACATTAAAAGAAAATCAATCTGTTTGGTGGGTTGCACCTGTTTATTCACAGGCGGAAATTGCGTTCAATAGAATGAAAGCACAGGTGACGGATAAGAACTTCTTTAAAGCGAATGAAACAAAGTTAAAGTTAACACTGCCAACAGGTGCAATCATACAATTCAAATCTGCAGAAAAACCGGACAACCTTTATGGTGATGACGTTTATGCCTGTGTATTTGATGAGTTTACCCGGTCACGTGAAGAAGCATGGTTTGCACTTCGTTCAACATTAACCGCCACAAATGGTTGGTGTAAGTTTATCGGTAACGTAAAGGGTAAAAAGAATTGGGGTTATCGTATGGCACAACGTGCAAAGCAAGGTGAACAGAACTTTGAACACTTCAAAATAACTGCTTATGATGCAGCACGTGAAGGTCTTTTGACAATGGAAGAAATTGAACAGGCGAAACGTGATCTGCCTGAATCAGTGTTTAAAGAATTATACCTGGCAGAAGCAGCAGAAGATGGAAGTAATCCGTTTGGGGTTTCATTTATTCATCAATGTACATACCCGATGACATCAGGTCCTGCCATCTGTTACGGCATTGACCTTGCAAAGTCAAGTGATCACACAGTGATTATTGGATTGGATAAGAACGGCAGTGTATGTGATTACAGAAGATTTCAAAAAGATTGGCGACAAACTACGCAAGAAATACTTTCCTTACCAAATGCACAGATTGCAATTGATTCGACAGGTGTCGGTGATCCCATTGCAGAAGACATTGCAAGGGTTAAAGATGTTGAACTATTCAAGTTTACTTCATCGAGCAAACAACAGATCATGGAAGGGTTGGCACTTGCAATTCAACAAAGGCGAATCACATTTCCTGAAGGTCAAATCAAAGATGAACTTGAACAATTTGAATTTGAGTACACACGAACTGGTGTTCGTTATTCTGCACCTGTAGGTTTGCATGATGACTGTGTTTGTGCATTAGCACTGGCATGGCATAAATTCAGGACATCAGCAGGCATGTCCGGTCATTATGCAATAATTTAAGAAACAAAACATCATAAATGATATTTATTAATAGATTAAGAATTCCAAAGTGGAACAAGATAACCGTTGAAATGTATCAGTACATAAACGAAATAAACGAAACGGATATGGACCAGGTTGATAAGGTTTTGTTTTCAATGGCATTCTTAGTTGGTAAAAGTGAACAGGAATTTGACAAGATCAACAAGTATAAATTTGCACAACTGCAAAGGCAGTTTAAGCAAAGATTTGAACAACTGAATATGCAAGGCAAAGAAACTGAACGAATAAAGGATTTCAAGTTCAACTTTGATATTCGTAAAGTAACACTTGGACAGTTCATTGAAGTGCAACATTTTTACAAAAACAATTACTTGAATAATCTTCATTTAATTGCTGCATCATTTTCAACATGCGATAAATTGTCACACGTTGAACGTGCTGATAAAATATTGAAGATGCCATTGTTGCCAGTGCTGTATAATGTCACAAAGTTTCTTGAAGTGATTAAAAAATTAAGTGATGAATACGGCGGTTTGTTTGGGATTGAAGATATGGAACAAGAAGATTTGAAACCATTATCAAACGGATTTAATGAACAATATGGTTGGATTTATTCAGCAAAAAAGGTAGCAGAATTTGAAGGAATTAAACTTGATGAAGCGTATGATCTGCCGATAATACAAGCATTCAATGACTTGTCTTATTTGAAAGCACATCAGGAATATGAAGCAGAAATAAACAAAAGAAATATCGATGCAATCAATTAGTATGACCAGGCGGCAATTAGATGTTATAAATAATAGAACCATTGATTTAAACAGTGACCTGGCATCTGATTACACAACGTTTCAAGGCAAAGCACTGGAAACAGCATTGTATAATATTGCAGTTGAATTTATCAATTCTGCAGTTGACAATCTTGCTGCTGCTGATCGTGTATCAACAGGCGGTTTATCTGAATCAATTAAACCATCAGAAATTATGGTGATGGGTAAAAAGATGACAATTGAAATCAGTGTTCTTGATTATTATAAGTTTATTGACAAGGGTGTCAAAGGTTGGCAATCAGGCAATCCATCAGATTCACCTTATTCATTCAAACCGCCTGCAGGTAAAAGCGGAAAGAAGTCATCTGAAATGGTGACAGCAATAAGGAAATGGTTGATTAAAGAAGGGTTGAAAGCAAAGGCAACAAGTAAGAATCCAAAGAACGCAATAAGTGCAAGAGAATCAAGAAGGCAGAAGATAACAGATACAGCGACATCAACAGCAATAATGATTGCAGGGATTGTAAGAAAGCAAGGTTTAAAGAAAACAAACTTCTGGACCGATGCAGAAGCAACTGCAGCAAAGTTTGCAGAAAAGGAATTTGAAACAGCATTAACAATATCAGTAATAAACAGTTTATAAAATGGCATTAGTAACATCAAATTTTCCTGTAATTTATTCATCAGCAAATGATGATCTTGTTTGCACGTGTCTTGAATCATCATTGTACAGTCAAACAAATTTCAAATACATCTGTGACATTTATATCGGTGGTGTAAAGGTTGCACAATTGAAATCATTTCCGAATCCTGCTACAAATTATGGTGTGTTCAACATTGGTAACGTGGTGCGTAACTATGTGAATTCAAATTTGACTTATCTGCCATTAGTTGCAGGAATACGAGTTGACATATTTTCAAACCATACAAGATTGGTTGAATGTAAATTTGGGTATGAATATGGAACAAATGTTGCACAATTCTTGAATATTGAAACAAGATCAAGCAGTTATTCAAATTCGTATAATAAAAGAAGGGTATTTAATATTACATCAACACCGACAATGTCTTATAAATCAGACAAGTTTGCGACAAATAGACCTGCAACAAGAACAAATGTATTTCTTCCTGAATCAGGTGCTTCTGCAGCACCTGTGCTGATTCCGTTTTATTCAATTACAGTTTATCCATCTTCACCGCAAAATCTTGTTTTTAGGGTTAACAGATACAGTAAAGATGGAACTTACACATTATCATCGGCAATCACATCAACAAATGCAAGGATTGATAACACAATGACTCAATACGATATGTCTGCAAGGTCATTGAATGCAGCACTTGGATCAACATTTATTGATGATAACACTTTGTATTACTATGTTGAAACAACTATTGAATTTGCTGCAGGTCAATCTTATACAGCACAAACACCAAACTTTTATCCTTATTGTGAATCAAAATATGAAGTGTTTACACTTGTTTGGTTAAATCAATATGGTGGATATGATTCATATCAGTTTTCAAAGAAATCAAAGAGGTCTTATGCATCAGAAAAGAAATCATTTGAAAGAATTCCTTACAATATAAATCCGGCAAATGGTGTGATGAATTATGTTCAAATGTCAGGATCAACATCATCAAAGGTGTTTGTTGAAAATCAAATTGTGTATGACAGCAAGTTCAAAGAATCAATGTCATTCAATACAGACATCATTGATGAAGCAACTTATGACTGGTTATCTGAATTGATAATCAGTCCATGTGTATTTCTTTATATAAATGATTCATTTGTTCCTGTAATCATAAAAGATTCAAATTATGATTTTAAGAAAAGAGTGAATGATAAGGTGTTCAATCTTACTGTCAATATAGAATTACAACAACAAATGAACACACAATACAGATAAATATGATAACAGAATTATTTGTTGAAAATTATCAGGTTGACATTACATCGGACGTTGATGCAATGATCAGTTATGCCATTGATGACATTAAAGATTTCAGCGCACGCAATACATCATTCAGCAAGACAATTGTAATACCAGGGACCGCAAACAACAATAAGATATTTGGCAATGTGTTTGATCCTAATCAATCAAACTATAGTGATCCTAATCAACCGAATATCAACTACAACTTTGACATTTCACGTTCTGCATCTTGCATATTGTTTCAGGGAAATATGCAGGTGTTTAAAGGCATCATCAGAATCATGCAGATTGTAATTGACAAAGATAATATACAATATGAATGTTCACTATTCGGTGAACTTGGTGGTTTAATTCTTGCACTTGGAACAAAGAAAATTGAAGAACTTGATTTTAGTTTGTATGATATTGTTTATGACATCAATACAATTACAAATTCATGGAATCCTGCAAATCAATCTTATCCAATTGAATCTGGTCCATTTAATATTGACTATGTAAACTTTACATTGATATTAATTGGTCAAGATATAACACCATATTTAGCAATTGGTGATGTTCTTGGCATTTCTTCAAGTGATGTTCCAACAAATAATGGAACAAAAACAATTGCATCATTTTCAACAAATGGAGTAAACACAACAATTGTTTTTACAACAGCATTTGCAACTAATAGCAATGGATCAGGAACAATAAGTGTAACAGGAAAACAAGGTCTTGGATTATACTTTCCTTTAATTGATTACGGAACATATTCTACAAATAAAATTGATTGGGATTATAGGACATTTAGACCTGCATTATTTGTTTGGGAGTACATCAAAAAAATATTTGAAGGATTATCATACAAGTATGATGCACCATTTTTTAATCAAGCATTTTTCAAAACATTAATAATTCCACACAATCAAAAAGTTCTTAGTGGAACAAAGACAAATATATTTAAGGGTGGCAAAACTGCATTGACATCTATAACCATACCAGGTAGTACGACATCAGTCAATGGCATAAAAATGCAGTATAAATCAACAACGGTTACAACATCGGACAATATTATTTTCACTTATAATGGAATAGGATCAAGATTTAATTTGCATTTCATTGAAACTTATAATGTTCAACCATCAGGAACACCATTGAGTGGTGGTAAATTAAGAGTAAATGTTTACAGACGTGTAAGCGGTGTTGATACATTGGTCGGTCAATCAGTGCAATACGATTATATTATAGGACAATTTCTTTATCCGTTTGATTTTACTGCTGAATTTGATCTTGCAACATCACAACAATTTTTCTTTGGATTAGAAATTGTAAATAATGTTGGTTCAAGTAGATCAATTCTTTACAAATCACAATACAATCAGTTATCAATTAGCATTGATTCATTAACACCAATTGTTCAACCATTGGTTGCTAGTGATATAATTACAATCAATGATACTATTCCAAAGAATATAATGCAGAAAGATTTCTTGTCATCAATAATGAAAATGTTTAATCTTTATTTATACGAAGACAGCACACTGCAGAAGATGATTAAAATCAAACCTTATGTTGATTTTTATGACACAAATGTAAACAATGCACTTGATTGGACTTACAAGATGGACGTAGGAAAACCATTGATATTGAAACCGATGTCTGAACTAAACGCAAGATATTATCTGTTTAAATACAAAGATGATTCTGATTACTACAATGAGCAGTATAAGAAACGATTTAATCTTAGTTATGGAACAAACAAATTTGATACAGGGTTTGAATTTGCCAAAGAAGAAACAAGTGTTGATTTAATATTCTCATCAACACCTTTGGTTGGTTATGATGTAGGCGGCA